AGAAATAAATCAAAAAAAGCCGGAAATTTTAAATGGGAATTTAAATTATTTCAAGGAGTTAAAGTATTATAACATGACAGAAAAATCTACATTCCCATATAATAATTGGTATTTAAACTTTACTGAAGAACAAAGACCAATTGTAGATAATTGGAGAATGAATATTATTAAATTTTCAGATAAACCTTGTCCTTCTAATTATATAAATTGGGAAGGGACTCGGTGCTGGCTGGGGGGGTGGGTGGTTTCTATAACTTTTGACCAATTCAAAGAACATGTATTAGGTATTAAACTAGCTCCTGTTATCGAAGAACCACAAGATTACACCTACTTAATAGAATTTTTAAATAATAAACAAATAATATGACAGAAAATTTAAATTTTGGACAAGCTGTTGAAGCTGCCAAACAAGGTAAAAAAGTAGCTAGAACTGGATGGAATGGTTCAGGTATGTTTGCATACATTGTGCCAGCTAATGCTTATCCAGCAAGCACACAAGTGATGAAAGATTATTTTAAAGGTGAGTTAGTTCCTTATCGTGCTTATTGGGCTTTAAAAACAACGCAAGAAGATGTTGCAACTTGGACACCAAGCGGAAGTGATACGTTAGCAGAAGATTGGATAATATTAAATTAATAAACAAATAAAATAAATAAACATGGAAACAACAAATTTAAACACACCTAACACACCTAAAACTATTTCTAAATCAGAATTAACTACTATGGTTAATAATGGTGCTAAGAAAGAAACTATTGCAACTTATTATGGTTTAAATGTAGCTCAAACTACTAAACTATTAAAAGATTGTAATTTGACTATTCGTAAGTTTCACAAACCATCTTACATGATTGTAGACTAATATGACTAAAGATCTTATTCAAGAAAAAGTATTGTCATTATTAGAAGATAAAAGTAGAGCTAGTGTAGCATTAAGTGGAGGAACAGGTAAAACCCTTATAGGATTAAAACATATGGCTACAAAGCAATTTGGTCATTGTAGATTTTTAGTAGTTGCTCCAAAGAAATCTATTTTTCAGTCTTGGAAAGATGACGCTAAAAAGTTTAATCTTGAATATCTTCTTGAAAATATTACATTTTCTACATATATATCTTTAAATAAGCAAAATCATGATTATGATGGGATATATGTAGATGAGTGTCACTCTTTAAAACTTTCTCATAATGCTTGGTTAAGTAAGTATCGAGGATATATTATAGGACTAACAGGAACTCCTCCTACAGATTCTAAATCTGAAAGAGGGTTTATGATAGATAAGTATTGTCCTATTATATACTCATATAATACTGATGAGGCAATTGATCATTCTATTTTAAATGACTACAGAATTGTAGTACATTATATTAATTTAGATGGAGAGAAAAATATTAAGGTTGTGAAACCTCAAGCTACTTGGATGACAAGTGAATTAGCTGTCTATAATTATTGGACAGGAAGAGTAGATAATTCTATTGGTAAAATGAAGCAGATTGCAGCTATTCAACGCATGAAGGCAATGCAGGGATTTTTATCAAAGGAATTAAAAGCTCGATATCTTCTTAATAGTATAGGAGAATTTAATAAATGTCTTTGTTTTGCTAGTACTCAAGAGCAATCAGCTAGAATCTGTACAACAACTTATCATTCAAATAATAAGTTCTCAGATTCAAATTTAGAGTTATTTAAACAAAGTAAATTATTAAAATTATGTGCTGTAGAGCAACTATCAGAAGGAATTAATATACCTAATCTTAAATATGGAATAATACTACACTCTTACGGCAATGAGAGAAAAGCTAGTCAAAAGATATTTAGGTTTCTTAGGTTAAATCCTAATGATTGTAGTACTATACACATACTATGTTATAAAGATACAATTGATGAACAGTGGGTTAAATCTGCGTTAAGTGGATTTAGACAAGACAAAATTATGTACGTATGATTGAACAAATTAGTGTAGACTTAACAAAATTATATACTAATAAGCTTAAAATTGAGGATTGGTTCGTATTATTTTGTTTAGTTCACAATGAAGAAGAAATGTTAATGAAGTATATTTCTACCACAGGTAGAATAGAAACATTAATATTTCAAAGATTAAGAGATTCTGGATTTATTATCTTGAAAGATGAATCAAATATTCTATTTAATGAGATTAAAGTAACAGACCAGGCTAAAAATTTATTTAATGTTTCAGATAATAAAGAATTTGAAATACTATTTAAAGAACTACTGTCTACTTATCCAAAATCTGTTAAAAGAATTACTGGTGGTACTAGACCACTACATAATGATCTACAACGATGTAAAAAATTATATAAATCGACGATAGTGAGTATTGGTTTGGTTAATAAAGAATTACATAAGAAGATTTGATGAAGTTACTAATCTTGAAGTATTACCTAAACCAAACACAGACTATGACGCAATTTAAACAGAGGATAGAACAGGGTTTATCAGGTGAATATACAGGATTAGCTAATGGATTTGACAGAATTAATAAGTATATTTATAATATACAAAGAGGTTGCTACACTTTAATCGGTGGTTTAAGTGGATCTAGTAAGACGACACTTTGTGATTTTATATTACTAAATGGTTTACAAGATGCTCAGGCAAAAGGTATCCCATTTAATGTAACTTATTACTCTTGGGAGATTGATGAAGTAAGTAAAAAAGCCAATTGGTTATCTGTACTAATCTATAATAAGTATGACAGAGTTATCTCTCCTCAGACTATTAAGGGATTAGGTGATTCTAGGTTAACTGAAGAAGAACAAGAAATAGTTTATGATACATTACCTGAATTAGAAGAACTATTTTCAAAGATTACTTGGCATTGGACACCGGTTAATCCTACTGGATTGTACTCTGAGTGGTGGAAAACAATGTCAGATAAAGGTAAGTTTACAACTATACCTTATATTGATGATGATGGTAATCCTAAAGACAGAATAACAGGTTGGACAGCTTATAATAAAGAAGAATATAATATTGTAGTATTAGATCACTTAGCTTTAGGTAAGATAGAAAGAGGGTTTACACTTAAACAGAATATTGATAAAATATCTGAATACATTGTAGGATGTAGAAATATGTTTAATATGACATTCTATATTGTGGCCCAATTTAATCAAGGGTTTCATAAAAAAATCACAAATTAATTTGTGTATGTTAAAGTTATTTCGTATATTTAAATATGACAGGAATATACAAAATAACAAATTTAGTAACAAACAAAGTTTATATTGGTAGTGCAATAAATATAGATAGTAGAATTAAAGCACATATTAGTAAATTAAAAGGTAACTTACACATTAACAAACACTTACAATCTTCATATAATAAGTATGGAGAGAATAATTTCAAGTTTGAATTAATAAGAGAAGTTTCTAATAATATACTGAGAAGAGCTGAACAATTTTATATTAATAAATACCAATCAATAAATCCAAAATACGGATATAATAAGGCCACTGTTGTCTCAAATACTTGGGACGATATAGAAAAACCTATTATATTAAAAGATAAAATCTATTTTGGATGTTATAATAAACAAGGTAAGTTAGTAAAAGTTTTTAAAACAATAGACGAGGTAAAAACTTTTTTAAATGTTAAAAAGTGTACAAGGGTTTATGAGTCTTGTAATAGTAATTTAACAAAAACAGCATATAATTATTATTGGATAAGATTAGATATGGCAATATTTAAATTTCAAAATAAATTAAATGTTTTTAAAAGAAAAGGTAGGCATCGTGAATTATTGCAATATGATTTAGAAGGTAACTTTATTAAAAAATGGGATTGTGCAACTGATGTTGCGGTTTTTTTTAATGTACACCCAAGTAATATTACAAAATGTTTAAAAACAAATAACATATACAGAAATAATAAGTGGTTTTACTCGGCCCCCTAGTATGGTAACATACTTTGAATAACCCAGAATATCGGTGGACATCCTGAAGAGGACAATACCGAGAGATAGATTAATTGTGAAATTAATAAGCTCGTAACGACTACCAATGGGTATCCTATAGTCTATAGGATAATGGTATAGTCTGCTCTGCAAGTATAACAAAATAAGTTGCAGTTAACATAACATGTGAGTAGTGTTGAACGATTAAAGTTTAAAGGTGCAGATATTTCTCCACAACAAACTGATTTCAAAGACTCAACTTCTCCTTACCAAGATGCTGATATAGTAATGGGTTTAATGAATGCCTATAAAATGGATTTAGAAACCAACTTAAATTACAATATTAAAGTAGATGGATTTCCTTATAATTTAAAAGGTAAATACAGACTTCTTAAGGTAATTAAAAATAGATTAGGTCAAGACAATATATCTATTGGTTTATATACCAAACCTGAAGCTGGTTACTTTGAAGAATTACCTAAAGAAATGACATCAGAAGATTACACAAGATACTTAAACAAATAACATGGGAAGAATAGTATTAGTTATTGGAGAACCTGGTTCCGGGAAGTCAAGAGGTATATTAAATTTAGATGAGAATACAACTCTATTAATTAAACCTAATAGAAAAGAACTACCTTTTAGAGGTGGTGCTGTGAAATACAGTGTAGATAAAGGCAATGTAGTTAATTGTAGTACTTTTCCTGAGCTTAAAGTTATTTTAACTAAAGCTAATGCAGGTACTAAGTTTAAAACTATTGTCATAGAAGATTTTACTCACTTTTTAACTAGTAGAGTTATGGCAGACTCTAAGATTAATGGGTTCTACTAAAATTGAAGCTCAGGATAAACCTATTTAACTGACTGGAAACTCCTTAGAGTCTTACACACTCCCTACAACAGTAATGATTGTAGTATAGTAAAAGAGGTAAGAATTGGACAATCAGCAGCCAAGCATCTTTATGAGATGAAGGTTCAACGACTATCGAAACACATATTTGTGAAAATATGAATGGAGTAGAGTAGATAAATTTTAGTCGAAAATTTGTCGAAAAGGTAGGTTATTATCGTATCTTTGTAATAAAATAAATAATATGAGAAGAATTAATGGTAAATTAACAAAAGAATATAGAGCTTGGAAAAATATGAAAGCTAGATGTTATTCTACATGTAATAAAAATCACGGTAAATATTATGAAAATAATATTCAAGTTTGTGATAGGTGGAAGAATTCTTTTGAAGACTTTTTACAAGATATGGGAAAAGCTCCTGAAAATCATTCTTTAGACAGAATTGATAATTTAGGAAACTATGAACCAGGTAATTGTAAGTGGTCTACAAATAAACAACAATGTATGAATAGGGGAGAGTTTAATTTACTTTATACATATAATGGAGAAACAAAAATACTTTCTGAATGGGCTGAATTATATAATTTAGATTATAATAATTTACATAAAAGAATATTTAGAAGTAATATGAGTTTTGAAGAAGCTATTGTTTATAACAATTTAAAATTAATTTTTTATAAAGGAGAATTTAAAACTGCTCAAGAATGGAGTAAATTATTAAATATACCTTTAAGTATTATTTACGATAGAAAATCAAGAGGTTGGACATCTGAAAGAATGTTTGAACAACCTATTGGTGCAAAGAAAAAGATAATAAAA